TTATCAGTAAACAATTGTTGCCCATGCACCTTGGTATCCCACCACAGAACTCTCACCGCATCAGGCGAGACGGCTTCGCAGATAGAGACCAGTTCCGTAGCGAACTCATTTATCTGATCCTGACCGATTGAACCTGACGTATCGATAGCGACAATCACCTCACCGATAGTTTCATTCTCTACAGTTGGCAGATACAAATCGCTAGGGATAAGTCTACGATTGAACTTACGCCATGTGAACTCGTCCTTGCCTTTGCATGATGCAGATACAAACTCACGCAGAGCTTCCTTCCAGTCAATCACAGGCTTGAGTATCTCTGTGATCTCTCTAGGAATATCAACACCCAATCGACCAGCGAGTAACGCACCTTCACGCAATGCTCTATCGATACGCTCGTTAGCATCTTTCAGTTCCTCGATGGTCATGCCACCGCTTGTGTCGTGCTCATCGAACTCATAGCCACCGCTATTTCCCTTTTCGGGTTCACCCGAATCGTTATCTTCGCCCTTGCCCCCACCGCCTTCCTCTTCCTCTTCCTTCAAGATGCGATAGACCTCACGCATGGACATGTTCTCGAATCGCTTATCGTACAATCCACCATCGGGTAACTTAGCTAAAGTTCTATCCTTCAAGTTATTGATGATAGAGTTCACCACATAGTCGGCAGCTTTGTTCGCTATAGATCTATCTTCTTCAAACAAATCTCTATTGTGGATCATGTGGCGTAGTGAGATGTGTAAGTTCTCATGCAAGACCAAGCCATTGACCTCGAGCTGATCCTTACAGAACTCATCGAGAAACGCTCTGCCATAGCGTTTGTTTACACCATCTGTGTACGCAGTTATGGGCTTATCGACTACCTCAGTTGTACCCATCATCATCACACCTGAATACAAGGCGGTCTCAGGGTGCTTCATCATTGTGATGTGAGCTTTCATTACACGTTCTTCTTGAGTTAACATTATTTTCTCCAAACAAATAAATCTAAAATCAACACTACAAACGCCACCAAATAAATGATGGCGAAGTAGCACCTAACTGGGTTGTACTTCATGTAAACCATTCTCTCTCCTTACATCAACTTGTGATTGCTCACCGCCCACGCATTGATCGCTTGGTTGTAGCGAGCAATCTTAGGTCTAGTGTGCATAATCATCGTAAAGAATATAGATTGAATCTCTGCATTCTTAATACGATTGACAAACTCCATGTATGTATTCAACTCGTCCTGAGTGTCGATGTTGTCCACCGCCTCGAACATCATCATCACAAGAGCTGACACATCATCAGGAACTTTAATAACTGATGCATTCTTCATCACATCAGCAAACGATGTCAGCTTACCTTCTAATGCAATAAACGCTGACATAGATCTCGCACCTGCCTCGCCGATAGTACCTGCAAGACCGACCATGAGAGCATTCTCTGTAATCTGATCCTTACGATTTACGATGGTAGATGCCTTTGCAAGACTTCGGGGTGACACGAACTGCTTTACAGTCGATGAGGGTTGAAAGATCAACTCGTTGTCCTTCTGATCGGGATCTTTGTAAGACTTGAAAGCCTTGGTGTTCATCGATGCCCATGCCCTGATCGGTCTAGCAATCTTGTTATTGGTTGCCCATACATTCCACTCCATGTGATTGGGTTTCCTCATGTTGATTACAGTCACACGATTGCCCGCATGAGCAAGCATGCCGTCACCCACACCATCAGATGAGTTGTTACTTGTGCCGAACAAGAGTGAACCTTCGGGCAGAGGTATGTCGCCCACAGTTCTCTCAAGCATTAGTCTAGTGAAGATGATCTGTAAGAGCTTCGGTGCTTTCATAAACTCATCGAGCATGATGACCTTCTTACGACCATTGTTGATCTTGAACAGATCGGACACATAGTACTCTAGAGACTTGCTCTCATGGTTCGGTATAGAAGCCGCTACGTCCATCATATCTTTCACAGGACAATCGACATAGATGTAATCGTACTCGTCTCCCATCTCAGCTTCTAAAGTCTTCAGTATCGTGGACTTGCCTACCCCTGGCTCAGATACCACGATGGGTGTAATTTCATCAGCCATTACTTTGATGAAGTCTTTGGTCTCGTCAATTGACAATGTGAGGTTAAAATTTACTTGTGCCATTTTGCATTTTCCTTCAGGTTGATACGAACAATTAATTAAACGATTTCAATGGTGCGAACTTGGACAGTATGTCGTCCACATCGTTCTTCACCACACTACGGACATAAGAACTTTCACGCAGATCTTCTACGCTTACATCTTTCAATGCGTTCTCAAGTTGTACTCGAGCTGACTCGAGGGCTTCATTGTTTGTTAAGTTAAAGTCTTTTAGTGTCGTGCATAACTCCCTTGCTTGTGTGATTGTTGTGTCATAGATCTTCTTACGCTTTACCTTGCCGTCCTCATTGGGTGAAACTTCTGTGCAAGCATTGCTTATGCGAGACGCAATCTCAAGAAACCGCTCGCTAGCATCTACCATTACGTTATCAATGATCTCGCCTACCTGACGTTCATAGTGGTTCTTTAAGTCTTCGGCTATAACCGATGAGATGTTTGACCGAAAGTCATTGTTCGGCACAGTTGTAACAAACAACTTTATACGGAACTTAGAACGCACCTGAGCTACATCAGGATACTGAGACCGATCAAACATATCGCCTTGTTTGAAAGCCGAATCGCTCACGATCTGAGGATACTTTAAGATGAACTCATCAAGCAAACGATTAAATTCCTTATCATGTAACTCATAGTCCTTCATAAACTTCTCAAGATTGACCAAGGGTAACAAACGGCTTGACCCAGCCCAATCGAATGTAGAACGCTGAAGCCAGTTATATACTGTCTGCCTGTAATTCATCAGCGCCTTATGTTCGGGCGAACTGGAGAGCAAGTTCTTGGTGAACTTACCAGCTTCTGAATCAGCATTCTTCATAGTAGTAACTTCATTAGAGATTGCACGATCTTGTCGAGTAGCTGTCCACACATTTACTTCTACTGAGACAATGCTAGCTGATGTTGATAAAGAGATAACTTGTTTTGGTTGTGATAGTTCAAAGTTCATTTTAAATATTCCTTCGGGTTGTGGTGAATTGATAATTAGTGGATTGGTTCTTCAGAGATTTCTTCAAGGCATGCGTCCCATAGGGTACTGCACAGGCTCATGTAGGTTTCTTTGTCGTTGTTAGATTCGATAGATAAATCTACGAAGAAGCGTGCCACTACCATATGTACGACTTCCGTAGGGTTATCGTTTAATATGTTGCCCACTTCTAGCGTGAGTTTATCTACTAGTTCTTCTAGTTTTATTAGTTCATCTTTCATCTAAAACTTCCTCCCTTGTTGTTGATACCTTTGAGATCTTCTCTGTTTGTAATGAGCATGTAATTGCTCTTGTGCATTGGTGCAATCGTGTGTTTGCGTGATCTAGCATCCTCCTCACCGCACCACAGGCACAGGTGATACCCAGCGTTGGCTCGTTTGGGGGAGAATGTGTCGCCACACTTCACACACATGGGTTTCATGCGCTGAGTCATGGTTAGTCCAATCTGTGAGTTTGAAGTGGTAGAGTTATGATCTCGTAAGCATTGCTTTGTCCAAGCTCTTGCAAGTCGCCTTGTATGCACAGGTGCATCTCGTACTCAGCGGTCATACGATCAACGTACGAATCTACTGGCTTGCCATTGCATATGAGGATATGCACTTTAGGCTTGATGGTCTCGAGCAGTTGTCGATCTTGCTCGGTGCTGTCTATTAATAACTGTTTGATACGTCCCATAACTGACTCCTTGTAACTGGAAATTCGGATTGACCCGAATCGTTGTTTAACTGAATGATTGTCACTCGCCTCGTGCCTTATGCGTTCCTCGAGTGACATGTGTAGTATACCATAACTTGACACATAATGCAACATGGTTAGATAAAATATTTACTCAGGTGTTACCCTTATAAGTTAATCGTTCTCTGCACCAATGTAGCATCCAGCGAAATAGTGCTTATGCCCGAACGCTCGTATAAAACCTATTGGTACTCTTCTGTTGCTTTTACCTGATAAACGCTCAAGCTCAAGCTCGTACTTGTAGGCATACACAGAGGATCGTTTCAAATCACGTTTGTATGGTTTCATTGCTATGAGCATATATCCATGTGGTGACTGCATACTGTTTAGTAATGGGCGTGTCGCAAAGAATTTACGATGTTTCATGTTGTTTCCTTATGTTGCTAGTAAACCAAGTCTCACATACTCAAGCTCGCAGAGATACGCATCTTGCATCTCATCGTCCTCGTCGTTAATGTTCCCGTCGGGTGTGTCCGACAGGGTAAGTAACGCATAATCGTTGTCTACATCATTGAACTCATCGAACCTGAAATCAGGATCTACCATGTTTAACGCTAGGTATGTGTCGTCACCATGATGGCATTGCATGCCGTCAAAGCCTGTGATGATCTTGTCAGTTGACCAGTTAAGAATTGTTTTATCCATCGTTGGAATAGATGGGACGTAACGCTTTGCTTTGCGCATAAAGCGTGGGGATAGTAAAAAGTTTGCGTGCATGATGGTTCTTTCTGTTAAAGGTTGATAATTGGATTCGGAATGATCCGAATCGATGTTTAAAGTGTCGCTGAAGCTTTATCCCCAACGACAAATACAGTATACCATAACTTGACACTTTATGAAAGGGGTTTATGGAAAATAGTTAGGGTAAAAAATGGTTTGTGTAAAGTTAAGTCGTTTTTACTGGAACTTGGAACGAAAAATTGGAATCTTGGTATAATGTGATTTCTGTAAGAGAAAGTACTAAGTTTAAGGGTGTTACTACTATGTTTATTAATACTAAATATATATATATATTTATTAAAGATTCTAATATTCTAATATTCCAGTCTTTTTATAGGACGGGGGGATTGAGAGAGGTTTGGTCTAGCCTGTGGATAACTTATGCCATAAGTAAATATAAATGCGATGGAGTGATGCACTAGCTAAAAGGCTCTTGTCTAACACAAACGCTCAAAACTCCCCCCTCCTTTCAAAACACTGGAATCTTGGAATAAATAGGCTAAAATTCCCGAATTCCCCTTTAGAATCAAGTACTTACGAAGTTCCAATTTATTTGGCGAAATTGGAACTACTTTACACTTTCTTAGAACTTAGTACTTTCGAGGTATAACAAAATTGGAATTTGTGAGCACGATTCCGACCAAAAGATACTTTAAGCAATCCTTAAAGTATCTCCTTATAATACTTGATTCCAATATTCCAAAACATGATTCCAATATTCCAGCGCCATTGGAATATTGGAATTCGGATCGATCCGAATCGTTATTTAAAGTTTGCTTACGCCAAGCACACGCTTGTTCACACGCGCGACGACATATAACTGGTTTCAAAAAAATTTGGACGAAAAAAAACCCAGTCCAATTAAGGACTGGGAAAATATTTAGCTAATTACTTTTTAGTGTAGACCTTGAAAAAAGCCTCTTTTGCCATTTGGTACATTACTTGATCCGCACTAAGATCATTTTTAGCATGAGCAGTTTTTACCTTTTTGTCCAAACCCGTTTTTGGGTCATTAAATAAAGCATCTAATGATTCTCTGAAGTTCTTATTGGCTTTGCGCTCTTTTGGTTTCCCTTCATTTAAGATTTTATTAGCGCATGATTTTAAAGCACTAAGGCAATCGCTTGCATATTTTGAAAATGCAATCCGAATATCTTTTATAATGTCATATAAAGGTTTATTAGTCTCTTTTAATTTTCCAAATTCATAGGGATTTTGAGCCATTGCAAAATCAACAGTTATTACAATAGTTTCCCGCCCTTTAGGTGCGAGGTCTAATGATGCAACAGGGATCAATGCACCTTCACTAGCATAAAAATACTTAGTGCCTTTTTTCTCATTGTGGCGTCTTTGAAAACCAATATAAAGGGCGTCACGGGTTACTTGTGTTACTTCATTGGGAAACTTAGAATCTTGAGCCATTAGTTGACTTGCAAGATCCATATTAGCATCGATGTTAACCGATGCCTTGTAACCGATATCGGCTAATGAAACCATTGGGGTTACAGTTTCAGTTTTTGGGGTTTTTACTTTGCTTTGCATAATTTGCTTTCTTTTTACAGTTTAAAAAATACACCTCACCGAATTGTGTGGTGTAAGACAATTATATCAGAACTTTAAATAACGATTCGGATCGATCCGAATTCTGAAACCACGCCCACGCACACCCGCCCAGCTACGCGCGGGGACACATAACTGGTATCAATAAAAGTTGTAAGACAAAAAAATAGAGAAGGGAGCGAACTCCCTTCTCTTGAGTCGTTAGACCATGCGACTACCTAATTGCCAACCACATTCTTCAAGCTGTAGCTGATCTGTTGTTTTCCATTCAGCGCCGATCACAATTGGAAAGTATTCCATCGTCCATTTGCTCTCAACATACTTAACACCAACCCGTCCAGTAGACGATGGTTTGTGTGGTTCTCTAACATACTCTACGACGACTTTGCCGTCTCTGAGGTCTAAGATGTCGCCTGTCTCAACAGGCACATTGGTTTTTGAATAAACTAATTGCATATAAACTTTCTGTTTGATTAAAAAAGACAGGGGTCTGTCACACCCCTGTTTGACTATGTTAGTCGCAGACTATCTTGAATTTCTCAACAGTCTGTAGCTCTGTACCAATCAGTACCTTACGGCAGGTTGGACTGTCTTCTTTGACGTATGCATTGATGTGTACGTCAACAGTGTTGGAGGTGAACCTAAAATCTCTGTTGAGATATTGTGCCCAATCCTTTGATGTTGAAGTGTCGCTAAACACCGAAACATACTCTAAGACCGCCATCAATTTAGCATCTTTGAAAGACTCTAAATTGTTTAGCTGGAGATAAACTACTGGCTTGTTTGCCCAGTAGTCTGCTCTGACTGCAATGTCCTCTGCACCTAAACGATCTAGTGCTCTGAGCATTTTACCAACCATTTTGCGGTCTCTTGTCAGTATCGCTTTGCATCCCAAGGATCTTTTGATACTGTCGTTTGCATCTGCCAAGCCTGATGCGAAGGCTTTTGTTGCTTTGCTTTGCATAGCATTTCCTTTAACTATGTTAATGATCTCTATCGCACCTCAACAGGATCGTTGTGGTGTGGTTGAATTATAGCAAACTTGACACTTTTGTCCAGTTAGGGGCATCTGCAACCCCCACCCCCCTGATCTGGATTGGGTCCCATCCCTCCCCCCATACCCCAAGATCTACACAAATAACATATCATTCCATCAAACTTTTACCCCACCCCCTTATTAAAACTTTACACAAACGATAAAAATATTTTGCAAAATTTTCTCAAACTTATCCTGTATATTTATCCAGTATACATATTTAAAAAATCATATATACTACGCCTATTACTTTGGAGTGCCAATTTCCTCCTATGATTGAACTTTTTCCTGACATCGATTCTAACGTCCCAATGCCGTCCTCCATGAGCGACGCCATGCCTGAACTGTCTTCTCACGAAGAACTAGAGATGAGGGCCAGAACCGTTAAGTTAATATCTGATTTAACTGGTACACCCATCGAACCCGGCGAGAACGAAAAGGATATAGCTAGACATGTCGTACAGGACATGATGGCAAAGCCTGACTCTGCTGCGCAACTAGCCACATACTCTAATGGAACAATTGCTTATCTCGCTGGAATGGTCGCTCAACACGATTCTTATCTTGTCAAAGATTTAGCCGAGTTAAAGAAATACGTGGTCAATAGTCTGGTGGCTGAATCTACTAGCCCAGATGCCAAAATAAGAATGCAAGCTCTTCGGGCTTTAGGTGAAGTTGATGGCGTCGATGCGTTTAAGAAACGCACAGAGACGACTATCAAGCATCAATCCATTGAAGAAGTTGAGAACGAATTATTGGAGATGTTGGCTAAACTAGAACATCGCACGATCAATGTCCAAGCGAAAGTGATCGATGCACCTAAACCCTGAACAAATAGAAGCTTTAAAATTAAAGATCCCGTCCATGCCCGAGGACGAGAAACGCAAGGCTTTGGATTTGGTTAAAAAGTGGTATGCTGATTCAACTCAACAAGTAGGCAAAGATGATTTTCTCACGTTCATCGATCATGTCTACCCCGGCTACAAAGTCGGTCCGCACCATCGGCGTCTGGCCAAGATATTTGAAGAAATTGCGGAGGGAAAAAAGAAGAGGGTTATTGTCAATATCGCACCGCGTCATGGCAAATCGGAAATGATTTCTTACCTAGCACCTGCATGGTTTCTAGGTAAATACCCTCATAAGAAAATTATTATGTCCTCCCACACGGCGGATTTGGCGGTCAACTTTGGACGCAGGGTCAGGAATCTGGTGGGTTCAGAACAATATAAAGATGTGTTCCCTGCCGTAGAACTACAAGCTGATAGTAAGTCGGCATCAAGATGGGGTACAAATTTCAATGGAGAATATTTTGCTATTGGTGTTGGCGGAGCTTTGGCTGGTCGCGGGGCTGATCTCTTTATCATTGATGATCCACACTCTGAGCAAGAAGCTAAAACTGGACGGCCCGATGTGTTCCTTCCTGCTTGGGAGTGGTTTCAGTCTGGCCCTTTGCAGCGTCTTATGCCAGGTGGTGCAATTATTATCGTGATGACAAGATGGTCAAAGCTAGATTTGACTGGTCAGATACTTAGTCAGATGGCAAGAGAAGAAGATGTTGATCCTTGGGAGGTTGTAGAATTCCCAGCCATCTTGAATGACAAGCCATTATGGGGAGATTTCTGGTCTATAGAGGAATTATTGGGTAAAAAAGCGGGTATGGATCCCCGTTATTGGCAAGCCCAGTACATGCAGAACCCAGTATCAGAAGAAGGTGCTCTAATAAAGAGAGAATGGTGGCAGATTTGGGATAAAGAAGACCCACCAACTTGTGAATTTACAATTATGAGCTTAGATGCGGCCCAAGAAGCGTCAAATCGGGCTGACTTTAACGCTTTAACGACTTGGGGCGTGTTTTTTAACGAGGAATCTAACAATTTCAACATAATTTTGTTGAATTCCATCAAAAAACGCATGGAATTTCCGGAATTAAAGCGACTTGTGCTTGAAGAATACAAAGAATGGGAGCCAGATGCGTTCGTTGTAGAGAAAAAGTCCAACGGTGCGGCTCTGTATCAGGAGTTTAGACGCATGGGCATCCCAGTGGGGGAGTTTACACCGGGTAAAGGACAAGATAAGATCTCTAGGGTGAACGCTGTATCGGACTTATTCTCATCTGGGATAGTCTGGGCACCTGATAGACGGTGGGCTAAAGAAGTTATGGAGGAGTGTAACGACTTTCCCAGCGGTACAAACGATGACTTGGTGGATTCAACCACACAAGCATTAATTAGGTTTAGACAAGGTGGCTTTATTAAACTGCCTAGTGATGAGCCTGATCCGATACAAGCGTTTAGAAGTAAAAGACGACAAGGGTACTACACTGTTTAAGGACTATCATGGCAGAGACTTTTAACCTAGATAAAATAACACCAGACATGATGAGATCCATGTTGAACGAAGAAGGCGTTCATCCTGCGCAAGTATCTAGTTTAACTTTAGCCAAACAGAAAAGAATTCCGTATACGGCGGCGGGGTTGTCTGCGTTGAATGTTGGTGAAGCGCCAATGAGTCCAGGTTTAGGTGGGTTTACTGTGCCGGAATATAAAAACGATGAACCCACGGGCAAGTCAGCGATTGTAATGAATTCACTAGGACCTAATTTTAGACAAACATTAGGTCATGAAATAGAACATGCGTTAGAACTACAAGGTGGACACAAGATACATAATGAATGGGATAAATTAACAGAAAAAGATAAGGACGGAGATAGATATAATATTGTAAAGAAACTAGTAGATCATGCGCCTTATTTACAAAGTAAATGGGGGCTTGATCCAGAAAACGCATATTTCACTAGAGAGATGATGGACTACCAAGGAGGTCGTGCTAAAAATCTCTTAAAAGAACAATTTGCTAGTCTATCGTCTATTGAACAAGCTAAAAACAAACGGTTGACTGATGATCCGTACATTAGAAAACATGTATTTACAACTCCAGAACAAAGAGCTGCATACAACGCTGTAACTGGGCTACGTCAAACACGTTTAGACCCCCGTGATTTACCATCGTATACAGCACAAGAAGATAAGAGTGATCCAGGGTATAGTCCTAATCCAAAATCTACTATGCAGAAACTTAAATCAGCATTAGGTTTTGCAAAAGGCGGAATGGTTGATAAGTCAGTTAAAGGTGGTAGTAAACTGATATGACAACTCAGAAGTTCATGGGTAGGAATCAGTTAATTGAGCGGTTGTCTGCGCAGGTGGGCAACCGTGATGCGGCGGTCAAGATATTACAGGAAAGAGGTCATCTAAAAGCGGATGGCAAGACGTTCACTGCTGAAGGATTGAAAAGAAACATGATGACAGCAGAAGAACGTGCGAAAGATAGATCAGCTAAACGTCTGGATAAAAAACCAGAAGCGTTTAAATATAACCCTAAAACAAATCGGGCAACATTAAGGAAATAATATGGCAATCGCTAAAAGTTTATATGCAGCTCCAACAGGTCTGGATGAGATGGATGACGCAGGTATTGAGATTGAGATTGACGATCCTGAAGCGGTTCATCTTCATGCAGGTGATGTTGACATTGATCTGGAGCCAGCCAAGCAGCACAACAGCGGTGACTTTGATGCGAACTTAGCCGACTTAATGGACTCATCAGATCTTGAGAGTTTAGCCAGTGATTTAATCAGTGACTTTACCAAAGACACAGGAGACAGGAAAGATTGGATCCAGACCTATGTTGAAGGTTTGAAGTTATTGGGTTTGAAGTACGAGGATAGAACAGAACCTTGGCAAGGTGCGTGCGGTGTATTCCACCCTATGCTCACAGAGTCAGTGGTTAGGTTTCAGTCAGAAGGAATCATGGAGACATTCCCTGCACAGGGACCTGTGAAGACTCAGATTATCGGGAAAGAAACTCCTGAAAAACAGGATTCATCGACCCGTGTAAGAGACGATATGAACTATCAGCTTACTGAAGTAATGCCTGAATATAGACCAGAACACGAGAAGATGTTGTGGAACTTGCCTCTCGCGGGGTCAGCGTTTAAGAAAATTTACTATGATCCAAGTCTGGGTCGTCAGGTAGCTATGTTTGTACCTGCGGAAGACATTGTTGTGCCTTATGGCGCGGCGTCTTTAGCTTCCGCTGAGAGAGTTACTCACGTCATGCGTAAGACCGAGAATGAGTTGAGAAAACTCATCGTCGCGGGCTTTTATAGTGATGTAGATTTGGGTGAACCGTCTAATGAATTAGATGAAGTTGAGAAACAAAAAGCCCAAGAGAATGGCATGTCTGCTATTCAAGATGACCGCTATCGTGTGCTTGAGATGCAGGTCAATTTAGACTTGTCTGGGTTTGAGCACGTTGATAAGAAAAACAAAGAAACAGGTATAGCCCTACCGTATATTGTGACTCTTGAAAAAGGTACTAGCACCATATTGGCTATTCGTAGAAATTGGTATGAAGATGATGAGTTATGTACCAAAAGAAACCACTTTGTGCATTACCAATACATCCCTGGATTTGGGTTTTATGGCTATGGTTTAATCCATTTGATTGGCGGTTACGCCAAGTCTGCAACCATCATTCAGCGTCAGTTAATTGATGCGGGTACATTATCTAACTTACCCGGTGGTTTAAAGTCCAGAGGACTCAGATTAAAGGGCGACGACACACCTATTTCTCCCGGCGAATTCAGAGACGTGGACGTGCCATCAGGCAGTATCAGGGATAACATTCTCCCTCTACCATACAAAGAACCAAGTCAAGTTCTCTTTGCGTTGTTCCAGAATATTGTGCAAGAAGGCAAGACGTTTGCATCTAGTGGAGACATGAGTGTTAGTGACATGTCAGCACAGACTCCTGTCGGTACAACACTGGCGATTTTAGAGAGAACTTTAAAGGTGATGGGTGCGGTACAAGCTCGTATGCATTACACCATGAGACAAGAGTTTAAGTTGTTGAAGAACATCATTGCTGACTACACACCTGAAGACTATGATTATCAGCCTGAAGATGGTAGCAGAAAAGCTAAACGCAGTGATTATGACTCTGTAGATGTGATCCCTGTATCAGATCCAAACGCCTCTACGATGGCACAGAAAATTGTGCAGTATCAAGCGGTGTTGCAGTTAGCGCAACAAGCTCCTCAACTTTATAACTTACCGCTTTTACATCGTCAGATGATTGAGGTTATTGGGATCAAGAATGCCAATAAGTTAGTACCAATTGAGGACGATGAGAAGCCCGTTGATCCAGTCACTGAGAACCAGAATATGCTGACTCTGAAGAAGCCCGTGAAAGCGTTCATGGAGCAGAATCATCAGGCACATATTGCGGCTCACACTTCCATACTACAGAACCCACAAATTATGAATTTGCTACAGCAGAACCCCATGATGCAGCAGATTGTCTCGGGTATCCAAGCCCACATTGCGGAACACATGGGTATGGAGTATAGGAAGCAAGTTGAGATGACGATTGGTCACGTCTTACCCGGTAAGGATGAGAAGACTGGGGAAGAGCCAAAAGTATCTCAAGAGATGGCAGATCAGATTGCAATTGCAATTGCTCAAGCCAGCGGTCAGATGGCTCAGATGGCACAAGCTCAAGCCCAACAACAAGCAGCCCAGCAGAAGATGCAGGATCCTATTGTTCAGATGCAGATGCAAGAACTACAACTCAAGCAAGGCGAGTTGCAGCTTAAACAGCAAAAACAACAGATTGACGCCGCAGCTAAAGCGGATCAGTTGCGTATTGAAGAGTCACGGATTGCGTCCCAAAAAGAAATTGCAGCAATGCAGGTTGGGGCTACGGCTGCGGCAGCTAGAGATAAGTTGCAGAAACAACAAGAGTTGGAAGGTACAAGAATGGGTATTGAGATTGCTAGACATAAGGCAGAAATGGCTCACAACCGCACAGCTACTATTCTTCAGCACACTCAAAGAAATAAACAACAACCCAAAAAAGGTGAGTAATTGGACGATAAATTATTAAATCACATAGTTTCTGAGTACGACAAGCTTAGAAATGATCAGGTCATCTTTCTCGCTGGAGGAGGAGCAAAAACGTTTGACGAGTATCGTCACGTCTGTGGGGTTATCCGGGGTCTAACCTACGCAGAATCCATTGTCAAAGACCTTGTGCAACGAATGGAGATAACTGATGACTGAATTTGATGTAAGCGCTGTTGACCTTTCTGGGATCCTCAATACGAGTGCCGACCAAAAAGCCAAACAGTTACCAGACCCTAAGACTTTTCACATTCTGTGTGTGGTCCCAGAGGCAATGGAAGAGTATGCTGAGAGTGATATTGGCATTCTTAAATCAAGCCAAGCTATGTACTTTGAAGAAGTACTGACCCCAGTATTATTTGTAGTCAAGTTAGGCCCTGACGCATACAAAGATGCTACCCGGTTCCCCAATGGACCGAGCTGTAAAGAAGGCGATTTTATCGTCTGCCGCCCTAATTCAGGCACCCGTCTGAAGATTCATGGTCGTGAATTCAGAATTATCAATGATGACTCTGTTGAAGCTACTGTGGAAGATCCCCGTGGTATTACACGAGCTGCTTAAAGGATAAATTATGGAACAAGAATTTAAATTCCCCGATGAAAAAGAAGTTGAAATAAAGGACTCAGATGAAAAATTTGAGATTGAGATTGAAGACGACACGCCTGAAGAGGATCGTGGTCGTAAACCTATGGCGGCTCCTGTCGAAGAAGTCACTGACGAAGAGTTAGATTCCTACGACGAGAAAGTCCAAAAACGGATTAAACGATTTACCAAGGGTTATCACGATGAACGTCGGGCTAAAGAAGAAGCCCTGCGTGAGCGTGAAGCCGCTGAAAACTTCGCTAAACAAGTTTACGAAGAGAATAAACGCCTCCAGCAACAGCTCTCTAACGGTTCAAAAATCATGGTTGAGCAGTCTAAATCTTCCGCACAGGTTGAGTTAGATGCAGCAAAAGCTAAATATAAGAAAGCTTTTGAAGTAGCTGATCCTGATGCGCTGGCAGAAGCGCAAGAGGAGATAGCAAAGGCGACAGTTCGCTTAGATAGAGCATTTACGATGCGTCCTATTGAGGTGGAAGAAAGGCAGATGCCACAACAGCAACAACAGCCAAGAATCTCCCCAAGAACGATGAAGTGGGTGGAATCCAACAACGACTGGTGGCAAAAAGATGAAGAAATGACAAGTTTGGCTATGGGTATTGACAAGAAATTGGCAAGAGAGTATGGTCCGAATTATGTAGGTACTGAAGAGTACTTTCAAACCATCGATAAAACGATGCGCAAAAGATTCCCTGATTATTTTCAGAGCGACGAGGATATTGAAGTACCTCTTAAAAGAAGAACTTCTGAACCGGATGAAGACGAGAGTCCTCGCCGTGCAAAACAAACCACTGTTGTGGCTCCGGCTACACGCAGTACATCACCTAACCGTATTAGGCTGAAGACATCAGAAGTTGCGACTGCGCGTCGCCTTGGGGTTCCTTTGGAGTTATACGCTAAACAGGTTGCTTTACTTAGAGATAGGGGTTAAAAATGGCTGAAACACAAAATAGATTAAATCGTGAGACGGAAACTCGTAGTAAAACCTTTCAAAGGCCAACTACGTGGCAACAACCTGAAGTTTTACCTTACCCAGAGGATAGACCAGGATGGAGACACAGATACATTCGCACGAGTACTATGGGTGTAGCAGATCCAAGTAACATTTCCTCTAAGTTACGAGAAGGATACGAACCCTGCAAAGCAGAAGAATATCCTGAAATGATGATGCACGCCACTCAAGAAGGCCGATTTAAAGGCAATATTGAAATTGGTGGGTTGTTGTTATGTCGCATTCCGACAGAGTTTATGGAACAGCGTGCCGCTTATTACGACAAGCAAAACAAAGCTCAGATGGATTCGGTAGACAACACGTTTATGCGCGATAGTCACCCTAGCATGCCGCTTTTCAAAGAGCGTCAAAGCAAGGTTACTTTCGGTTCTGGTTCTTAATTTTTTATAGGAGTCTTAAATGGCTTATCCAACTGTCTCAGCCCCTTACGGCGTAAAGCCCGTAAACCTGATCGGTGGTCAAGTATTTGCTGGATCGAC